CAGCCCAAATGGAGTCTGTTGATAACAACTTCATGAGGTCAAGCGATGCCCGTATGCCTTTGTTCAGCGAAAAGAAAACGTCTGTAACTAAGGGTGTCGGGTTTGGTTCTGGTTCTAAATAACTTTTTTAGGAGTTTTGAATGGCATATCCTACCATTGACAAACCATATGGTTTGAGACCGATCAATTTGATCGGTGGTCAGGTATTTGCTGGCGCTAATCGTCAAATTGCTATTACAACTGCTTCAGTTAACTACAACACCGCGCTATATAACGGTCAAGTAGTTCAACTAGACACTAGCGGTACTGTAATTGCTTCGGCGTTGGCGGCAGATACCTCCACTGTTGCTGGTGTTCTAGGTGTATTCCTTGGATGCCGCTACACTAACCCCGTAACTAAGCAGCCAACCTACAGCCAATTCTGGCCCGGGTTTGCTTCAGGCGTTACCGATGCTTACGCGTTTATCAACGATGATCCTGACGCGCTGTATGAAGTTGCGTCTGTTGGCGATACCGCTAACGCATCTGGTCTGGTTATTGCACCTGTGCAACAGACCGCCCTTGGTACGAACGTTGCGCTGGTGCTGAATTCTCCAAATACTACTTATGGCAATGCCCAGACTGGTATTTACTCCAACAGCGTCACTACTGCACTTCCGTTCCGGATCGTTGATCTGGTTCCTGATACGTCTTATGTGTCAGGCGGAAACGTTGTGTACCCCGAAGTGATTGTCAAATTTAACTTTGGCTATCATTCCTACTACAACGTAACTGGTAAATAAGGAGCACTAAATGGCTATTTCACGCGCACAACTACTGAAAGAGCTGCTCCCGGGCTTGAACGCATTGTTCGGTCTTGAGTACGCTCGTTACGGTGAAGAACACAAAGAGATCTACGAAACTGAGACCTCTGAGCGTTCGTTTGAAGAAGAAACCAAGCTGTCCGGCTTTTCTGCAGCACCAGTCAAAAACGAAGGTTCTGCCATCGCTTATGACAATGCTCAGGAAGCTTTCACGGCTCGGTATTCGCACGAAACTATTGCTTTGGGCTTCTCCATCACGGAAGAGGCAATCGAAGACAACCTGTATGATTCGTTGTCCGCTCGCTACACCAAAGCTTTGGCTCGCGCCATGTCTTATACCAAACAAGTTAAGGCTGCTTCGGTCCTGAACAACGGCTTTTCGTCTAGCTACCCCGGTGGCGATAACGTAGCTCTGTTCTCGGCTTCGCACCCCCTTGTTTCTGGTGGCACAAACAGCAACATCCCGTCTGTACCAACGGATCTGAATGAAACGGCTTTGGAAAATGCTGTTATTCAGATCGCCGCTTGGACGGATGAGCGTGGTCTGTTAATTGCTGCTAAACCCAAGAAACTGATTATTCCGCCCGCATTACAGTTCGTTGCAACCCGACTACTGGAGACTGAACTCCGTGTATCTACGGCTGACAACGACATCAATGCTATCAAGAATAACGGTTCGATCCCTGAAGGCTATGCGATCAACCACTTCTTGACGGATCCAGATGCTTGGTTCTTGACAACTGACGTTCCTAACGGTCTGAAGCACTTTATCCGTACCCCGCTGCAAAACAGCATGGATGGTGACTTTGACACCGGTAACGTACGTTACAAAGCTCGTGAGCGTTACTCGTTTGGCTGGTCTGACCCGCTCGGCGTGTTTGGCTCTGAGGGCGCATAAAGTTGTACGAGGGGGGTTGCAAAACCCCCCTTTTGCTGTATTCTTTAGGTACTAGGATTTATTCAGCCCATACGACTGACCTAGCAGACGTTATAGAGACTTATGGGCGATGTGCTATAACACGAAAGGTTTATCATGGCTATTACCACGTTCAGCGGCCCAGTGTCGTCACAAAATGGTTTTATTGGCGGTACTATTACCGAACCAATTACAGTAACCACTGCTCAAAACATCTCCAGTTTCTACGGCACGGCCTCGAATACTACTGGGGACACACGTCTTTCTTATAACCGTCTGACCTTTACCTCTACTGGTTCTGGTGAGACTATCCGTGCTCTTACTCGCGTTACCGGCGCAAATGCCGCTACTGGCGGTACAGTTAACGGTGCTCATATCTCTTTATCTGTCAATACCGGCGGCTCTATCTCTGGTGCAGGTAACGGATTACGCGTAACCCTTGGCGCTGCTGCCAGCGTAACGGTTGGTGGTACTGTTGCAGCCCTACAGGTTGATTCAGATATTGGTGCTGGCGCAACGCTACCCGGAAATGCTTCATTTATCCGTGTAACTAACAGCGGCTCAGGAACAATTACCAATCTGTTTAACCTCCCAGATGCAATGGTTGCTCCGATTGGTGCTACGCCTACTACTGCCACCCAAAAAATCCGTTTCGTTGATTCGGCTGGTGTTGCGTACTTCTTGTATGCAATCGAAGCCTAATGCAGATAACGAAAGAGTTTTTGCAATCGGAGATTAAGAAAATGGAAGAGCAACGGAACCACGCACATGACGTAGCCGTTGCCTCTCAAGCGGCTATTGACACCATGACGGCGTTGATAGACCGCCTTGATCTCCCAGAACAGGAAACGGAGAACAAAGATGCAATATGACGTCAAATCGACTTATGCCGATGCGTCTGGATTAATGGTTCCTTATAGAACCCGGCTAAAGGGGGCGGCTCTTTCCTCCGCTGTTACTTCGGCTGGGGCAGCAATTTTCCTAAACGAAGCCACCATAACAGGCACATATGCACGGTCTACAACAACTGCCACTATAACGGCTCAAAATCATGGTCTGACTGTTTATGACTATGTGTATATTGACTTTGCCGCAGGTGGTCCAGCCGACGGGCTGTATAAGGTAGCAACTGTTACCAACTCAGATGTGTTTACTGTTACGGTAGCCAATACAGGTGGTACGTCTGGCGCCGCAACAATCTACAACGATGTGTTGGCTCAGGCTACGGTTTCAACGGTAAGCAGCACTAATCTTGTTATTCCGGGCGAAGGTATTTTAGCCGCTAACGGGGTTCGTGTTGTTCTAAGCAATAGCGTCACAGCAACCATCTACTACGGATGATTTATGGCTAAATTACCTGCGGACGTTTATGAAGAAATGGAAAGCCGTGACGGTAAAACGTACACTGGTGAATCGTTAAAAGAACTTCGTAAAAAAGAACGTCAAGAAAAAGTTCGCAAACAACTTGAAGAAGATGAATCTTTTGGCGGTAAAGCATCGGCTATTTTTAAGGATGTTGTTAGCGCAGGCCGTAAAATGCAAGGAATGAAAGACGAGCCAGACTATGGTTCTGCTACTGAAATGCGTAAGCGCCGTGTTGGGGAAGCCAAAAAAGAACTTGGACTTAAAAAAGGCGGCTCTGTTTCCTCAGCCTCCAAACGCGCCGACGGTTGTGCTGTAAAAGGTAAAACTAAAGGACGGATGGTGTAATGGCTAAGACTCCTGCGTGGCAACGCAAAGAGGGTAAGAACCCAAAAGGTGGGCTAAACGCTAAGGGGAGGGCATCGTACAACGCTGCCAATCCCGGTAAGCCCGGCTTGAAGGCCCCGCAACCGGAAGGCGGTTCACGTAAGAAATCATTTTGCGCCCGGATGACAGGTATGAAAAAGAAACTAACCAGCGCTAAAACCGCTAACGATCCAAACAGCCGTATCAACAAGAGCCTACGGGCGTGGAAGTGCTGATATGGATATTTTGGCCCTAATTTGGAACGCAGCGCTAACACTAGCGTCTGCATTTTTTATGGTGGTTTGGTATATGGCTCAGGAAAAGTTTAAAAAACTAGACCAAATTGAGCAAAAACTCAATGACACTCGCGTGGAGGTTGCCCGTGATCACGTTACTAAAGAAGAAGTTCAGCGAATTACTGACCACATTGACGCAAGGTTTAACCGCCTTGAAGAAAAAATTGACCGGCTTATTTCAAAGGGGTAAGTGATGGATAATTTAAAACCTGTTAATTCGGAACAAAATCCCGGTCTTTCAAAGTTACCTACCGAAGTACGAAACAAAATGGGATATATGAAAAAAGGCGGGAAAGTATCGTCAGCCTCCAAGCGTGCTGATGGTTGTGCTCAACGGGGTAAGACCCGTGGGAAAATGATCTAATGCCAGCCGTATCGGCAAAGCAGGAAAAGTTTATGCAAGCGGTGGCTAATAACCCAAAGTTTGCAAAAAAGGTGGGCGTACCAACGTCCGTAGGCAAAGAGTTTACTAAAAAGGAAGGTGGAGTCATGAAAGAGTCAAAGGCAATGATGAAGAAAGAAGTGTCCTTCATGAAGAAAAAAGGTGCTCCTAAGTCCATGCTCAAGCATGAGATGAAGGAAGCCGGTATGAATTATGGCGGCAAGGTCAAAAGAATGGCTGGTGGTGGATTAGCCGCAGGACACAAACAGGCTGACGGTATTGCCAAAAAAGGTAAGACCAAAGCCAAAGCAGTAAAAATGCGTATGGGCGGAGCCTGCTAAATGATGGCCTCACGCGGGATGGGAGCAATTAACCCATCCAAAATGCCCAAAGGTAAAACAGCCCGACGCAAAGACGGTGACAAGTTCACTAAATTTGCTGAAGGTGGTAAAGTGAAGTCCAAGGTCAATGAGGCCGGGAACTACACCAAACCCGGCATGCGTAAGAGCCTGTTTGAGCGTATTAAGGCTGGCGACAAGGGCGGTGCTCCGGGTCAATGGAGCGCTCGTAAGGCTCAGATGTTGGCTATGCAGTATAAGAAGGCTGGTGGGGGCTACCGTGATTGATTTTATTCAAAAACAGATTGAGATTTCTGAGCGTCTGTTTGATTTGATGCAAAAAGATCACAAAGAACGTATGAACGGTATCGCCGTCTGGGCCGAAATGAGCACTGGGTTAATGAATAAACTAAACCAGCGCAATGAAGAAATAGTTAGATTGCGCCATTGTGTGCGAGTGTTGGAAGAGCAACTTCAAAAAAGTAATTTTGGGGGTACAAATGAAAGCGCCTCAAAAAAGTCTGAAGGCATGGACTCAACAAAAGTGGAGAACTAAAAGTGGCAAACCTTCTACGCAAGGATCGCAGGCTACAGGGGAAAGATACCTCCCAAGCAGCGCCATCAAAGCGCTCTCCTCGCAAGAGTACGCCGCGACCACGAAAGCCAAAAGAGCCGGTAAAGCAGCCGGAAAGCAGTTCGTTGCTCAACCTAAAGGAGTGGCTAAAAAAGTTGCTCCGCATAGGAAAGTGAAATGACGACTTCAGGTACCACCGCGTTTAATCTACAACTCAATGAAATAGTTGAGGAAGCCTTTGAACGCGCTGGTGGCGAGTTGCGTACTGGTTACGATTTGCGCACAGCCCGTCGTTCTATGAATTTGCTGTTTGCCGATTGGGCTAACCGTGGCATCAACCTGTGGACTATTGAGCAAGGATCGATCCCGCTTATTCAAGGTACAGCCACTTACAATCTTCCTAACGATACGGTGGATCTCCTTGAGCACGTCATTCGTACCAATCCGGGTAACATCAGTAACCAAGCAGATCTAACGATTACCCGTATTAGTGTTTCTACCTACGCCACACTGCCAAATAAGTTGCAGCAGGCAAGACCAATTCAGGTTTGGATTCAGCGAGATTCAGCAGCGGCGTATCCGGCAACAAGCCCTTATTACCCCGGAGCTACGGCAAGTCCTAAAATCACTGTTTGGCCTGTGCCAGATCAAGGCACCCAAGCAAACCCGTATTACACCTTTGTCTACTGGCGTATGCGCCGTATACAAGACGCTGGCAACGGCGTTAATACTTTTGATATTCCATTTCGATTCCTGCCATGCCTGACTTCAGGACTGGCCTATTACATCGCGTTAAAACTTCCAGAAGGTCAAGCACGGCTACCAACGCTTAAAGCCATGTACGATGAAGACTGGACCTTTGCGGCGGGTGAAGACCGAGAAAAGGCTGCTGACCGGTTAGTTCCGCGTCAGATGTATATAACGTGATATGGGAAACAGGTTTGCGTCGGGGAAGTGGGCAATCTCGCAGTGTGACCGCTGCGATTTTCGGTATCCGCTTAAAGACCTCAGAAAACTGGTTATCAAGACCAAAAACATCAACATGTTGGTCTGCCCTACATGTTGGGATCCAGACCAGCCGCAGTTGCAGTTGGGTATGTATCCAGTGGATGATCCTCAAGGTTTGCGCGATCCGCGCCCTGACCGCAGCTACATTCAGTCAGGCTATAGCGGTTTGCAGATTAATGTTATTAACCCTCCAAACCCAACTGATCAAGATGCGTTTGGCTTTCCTGAAGGGGGTAGTAGGATCATACAATGGGGGTGGAACCCTGTTGGCGGACCGCGAGACGACGGGCTAACGCCTAATAATTTGGTTGCCCAAGGTAGTATAGGAACCGTAACAGTAACTACTTAAGGAGTTTGAAATGGATGCAAAGAAAGCAGTTCATAAACATGAAAAAACAATGCACCCCGGCAAGCCGTTAACTAAATTGGCTAAGGGCGGTAAGACTAACGCACAAATGAAGGCAATGGGTCGAAATCTGGCTAAAGTAGCCAATCAAAAATCACCTGTTCGTTCTGTCCGTAAAATGGGGATCTGACATGGCTAAATATAGCAAAAAAGCTATGGGTAAAGAAATCGGCCCTGCCGAGACTTATGCTGCTCCACACACAATGACTGGCGAAAGCACTAACGTGAATACGTACAGTAGATATGAAACTGGCGCCCAAGTTATGGACAAGATGAATATGTCTGTTGGGGGTATCAGCAAGGGTATTTACGCCCCCATCAATCCTTATGGGACTGGGACTATGCGTGGCTACGGAGCTGCAACTAAAGGTCGCAAAATCAGCGGGAAAATGGGCTAATGAACTACGCAACGCTCGTCCAAACCATCAAGGCATATGCCGAAAATGACTTCCCACAGGTTGTGGGATCGGGCGGGCTTACGTCCACTGAGCAGATAAATACGTTCATTGAAAACGCTGAAGAACGGATTTATAACACTGTTCAGATACCAGCCATCCGTAAAAATATGACTGGGGCAACTACTGCTAACAACAAGTATCTTGCTCTCCCCCCTGATTGGCTCTCCACTTTTTCTCTGGCTGTAGTTTGTAACGGCCCGACTACGCTTCCTGACGGGCGTACGTTTGTTTCTGGGGACTATCTGTACCTACTTAACAAAGATGTTAACTTCATTCGTGAAGCATACCCAAGTCAAACGGATGTCGGCCTGCCACTTTATTATGCTGTGTTTGACTACAACACATTTATACTTGGGCCGATGCCTAACTCAAACTACACGGTTGAGTTGCATTATTTCTACTACCCGCCATCGATTGTGTCGGCTGGTACGTCTTGGCTTGGGGATAACTTTGAGTCTGCGCTCCTTTACGGTTCTTTGCTTGAAGCCGCCGCATTTATGAAGTCTGACGCGGACGTACTTAAAAACTACACAGACCGTTATAACGAA